TCAGTTTAAATACTGGGGCTGGTGTTGTTGATGACGGAGATATGACACCAGATGAAGCTACAGCATTGTTCGGAGCCACGAAAGGATTCAAGGTATCCGCACCTAACCCTGTAGCTGCTGAAGACACTGAAGAGGATGAAGACTTCTAATGAGGAGCACTCTTGAAAAAGAGGTAGCTGCTATACTGAATAGGTTAAAATTAGATTATACTTACGAAGAAGATAAGCTACCATACGTTATAGAACATAAATACATCCCTGACTTTAGGGTTGGGGATGTTTACCTAGAATGTAAGGGTTGGTTTAAGTCAACAGATAGACGTAAAATGCTAGCTGTTAAGAAGGCTCATCCTGACCTTGACATTCGTTTTGTCTTTCAGTCACCATATAACAAATTATCTAAACGCTCTAAAACCACTTATGCCATGTGGGCCGATAAACACGGATTCCCTTGGTGTGCCTCCTATGCAATCCCAATTAGTTGGCTCAAATGTAAATGAAGAATCCGAGTTCTGCTACCACACAGCATGTCCTAACTGTGGCTCGTCCGATGCTAATAGCGTCTACTCTGACGGCCATACTTATTGCTTCAGCTGTAATGCTAGAACG